ATACCATTTCTTATCTTTTCCTATAAATTTACCGGATTGCCCGTCTAGAATATCGTAAGAAGTAACAGCAGGATAATAACTAAAACAATTCCATAGCTCCAGCTCGTCAAGGCGCATCCTAGGAACATCTTCGGGTTTGAATCCTCGTTGAATAAACGCACTAATCGGCAGTCTATAGAAGACAGCACCATTTTCCATAATTGCATGAAAGAGTACAGGACGCCCTGTAATCGATGCCATGCCAAAAATAAGGCATTCTTCCACTTCTCCATGATGAGCTTTAAGATCATAGAGATATTCTCTCCTGACTTGCGCATAAGTGGCAGGAATGTTTGCGTTTAAGTATGCCATCCAACATAAAACCTTATAGTGCTGCGATTATTAAAATTACAATAACTACACCTGCGGCAACTACAGCTTTTCTGTTGTTTTTCCATAGGTCTTTTATTGCTTCTGTTATCATTTCCATGTTTTCCTCCTAATCGTATATATCACCCCAATTATCCCCGGATTCATAATCAACTTTATTGGGAATTTTTAACTTAACAGCATTTTCCATAATCTCAATGATTTTTTTAACCTGTTTATCAGATTCTACAGAAATATCCAACTCATCATGGATCTGTATATGGGGTACAATGTTTTCTTTGTATAAATCCAACATGGCTTTTTTTGTCATATCTGCAGCAGATCCTTGTATCAATTTATTTAAAGCTTTGTAAGTGTAGGCTCTTTTTATTAAGTTTTGATCTTCTTTACTTAGATTTTTTCTAATTAAATTAATTTTTTCTTCGTCCGCTTTAGGATATTTTTTCTTATATTGCTCTATAAATCGAGCTTCTGTTTCTACTCGAGTTCCGGTAGTGGATAGTTGTCCACGTCTAAATTCATTTATTTCCCACTTAGGAAAGTTACATCTTCTTTTTAGTAAGGTTCGAATATATCCATCCTCGGAAGCTTGTTTTGATGTTTTGTCCATCAGGTCTTTAACAAAGGGCACACTTTCATGATACTTATCAAATAAACTTTCAGCTTCTTGCTTCGTGTTTAAACCTAACTCTGCTTGTAACTTGGCTTTACCCATTCCATAAAATAATCCAAGATTAATTGTTTTGGCTTGAATTCTCTCTATGTTAGCCATGTCCGCCACCGTTTGGTGAAAGTCTACAGATTCTTCTTTGAATCGATCAACAATTTCAACGACCGATGCATCTTTACAAATAGAACTACTAGAAGCGGCGTAGTGTACTACAAGTCTTGGTTCTTGTTGAGAGTAATCAAAACAACCCCACGTATGATTACGTTCAGGCAAAAATAAAGATCTTATCATTGGTCCTAGCTGCTTGTTTCTCGCCGGGATTTGCTGGAGGTTTGGATTCGAGTATGAAAATCTTCCAGTAACGGTTCCTCCTCCTGATCCTCTAATAGGATTAATATCCGCATGAATCCTGCCCCGATATTCATATTTAATAATGGTGTCGATAAACGTTGTATGCGCCTTGTTAATTTCTCTGGCTTTTGCTATTTTCTGAACTAGAGGATGTTTATGAGTCGAAAGAAAGTTCTTAGTAAAGGAAGGGGCTTGTGTTTTTGCTGTTCTTTCAAAAGGTAAGTTCAGTTTTTCAAAAACTTTGGCAATGGATCGTGCAGCCCATATCTGAGCATCTATTTGTGTTTCTTTTTTTATTTCTTGTAGCAACGCTGTTTCTTGTCCAAGTAATTTTTCTTTTGTTAGGTGAGCTCCTTCGATATCTACGCGCACGCCTCTAATTTTCATATCAATTAAACAAGGAAAAAGATCCGTTTCTAGTTTGAATATTTCAGATAAATTTTCTTTTTTTATTTCTTCGTTTAATAAATTAAAAAGTCGTAAAGCTAATTCCGCATCTTTTTCTGCATAGGCTCCAACATCCATAGCAGGAAGTTTATACATTTCTGATTTGGGATCGACTCCGGCTTTATCCGCTGCAAATCTCAATGCTGATTCATCTTTAACTTCTTTAAGATAGTCATACGCTACACTATTCAGTGTATAAGAGAATCTATTCTCGTCGATTAAAGACGCCATAACCATGGTATCTACAATCGGTCCATTGATTGTTATACCATAAGCCTTTAGCCAACAGACATCATACATGGCATTATGAAATATTTTAGTTGAAGGTAAGGCACAAATTTCTTTTACCCAATCCATAACATTACGTTCATCAAAAAAATTCCCCTGCTCGTGACCGAAAGGAAAGTATCCACGCCATCCATTAACTGCAACTGCAACACCAACGATGGCCCCGTCATTAATTAAAGCACCGGATCCTCGTTTAGTTAGGCCCGGGTCTTTTGTTTCTAAGTCGATGGCAATATGGGAGTATTTTCTTAAGTCTGGAAACGAATCAGGACAAACCCATTCTGTTTGCGCTTCAAACATCATGTTCTAGATTTCCATTTTTGATATCCTTCTAACCATGTTTCTTGTTTTTCTTTCTCTTCGCTATAATCTCTCTCAATAATCATATCAATATAATGTTTTGCTTTTAGTAAATCTTCCTTTCCTCCTTTATACTGATGTCTGCAGATATATTTAATAGCATTCCCCTCTGCAAAAAGCAACTTATTTTGATTTATAAATTCACTAGGTTGGATCTTCATTTTGCGATAATGTGATCCTCCTATTTGTTTATCATATTCACTCATTCTATTATTCCTCCTATAGTATAAAATTCTTTATCATCATGTAAGGGCGCCATAAGATAAAGCTTGTTTTTTGCTCGGGTTACTGCCACATAAACTAATCTATGTTGTGCGTCTGGGTTTCTAATTGCCTCTAAATACGGTCTAACTTGATTCTCTGCTCCATAGTCTGGAAAAACTAATACATTATTGCATTCCCTACCTTTGGATCCGTGCATTGTAGATAACTCTATTCTTGTTTTTTCCATTAAATTATCTCCGCGATTTAATAAAGTTTTAATATAATCTTTAATTTTATTCTCTATATGTAATTGCTCCCAGTCGCCCGTTGCTAGTAGCCCGTGACTTTCTTTTAGCTCCTCTAAGTTTACGTTTTCCACAGTGTTGAGTGTCTTGCCGCTAGAAAAACCGTGCCTAACATGTCCCGCCTGGGAACTTAAAAATTCTTCGTAAACAGTCTGAGCTTCTTCACCACTGACTCTTGCTCCATTATTTAACCGAGTCCAAACTTGATAAGCTTTCAAAATTTCATTAGGTAGAGCGCTATTTACTTTTCCCGAAAATCTTATCCCGAGACCATAAAAATATTCTCCTATTTCATCTAATAATTTATTTGTCTGAGCCAGTATCATCCAATTATCCTCAGAAAAATCTATGTCCTCTAAGTACATATTCTCAAAAACTTCTCCTTCAGCCGTTCGAGGAGTCCAATTTTTTAATACTCTATTTTCTTCAGGAATTTGGGAGATAACTTCAAAAGCTTTTTGGTGCACTTTTTTAGGAACTCGATGCGATTTTGTTTGAGGATCAAAACTTCCTTGTAAGTTTACAAATATATCAGGCTCTGCGCCTTGGAACCCATAAATCGTTTGATCATCATCTCCTGCTACATAAGATCTCTTACAATTTTTTTCTATATAAAAAAACATCTCCCATTGCAAAGGATTTAAATCCTGAGCTTCATCTAAAAATACAGCATCAATATCAGGACATTTTTCTCTTTTGATAAATAACTTAATCATATCAGAAAATTCAATCATGCCTGTATGTTCTTTAAAGGTAGCCAGGTCTTGTTCTAGCTGCATAGTAAAATCTATATCCACCGATTCATGTTTTCCTAACTGTAACGCTGATTCTTGTAAATCTATTTTCTTTGACCTAGCATATTGTATGATTTGCATATGATCGTTTTCATACGTAGGATTTCCTGATGCATCAACGGTTGTTACAAAAGACATATTAGCGTAAGCTTCATGATTAGGGTAGTTTTGAAATCTTCTCCACTTCTTTTTACCCGACAGTAAATTTTTACCGGTATCAATTTTACATTCGCGCGTGCCTAAAGAATGCATGGTGGAAATATAAAGAAGATCGGGTTTTATTCTTTCCCTTGCATTTTTTGCCGCTGCATCGCTAAAAGTAATGTAAATAATTTTTTGAGGATCGGTTTTTAATTTAGTAATCTCATGTTCTAAATGGTGATTAACCAATCTAAAGGTTTTTCCAGTTCCTGGAGGACCGTGAATAATTGTTCTTTCTATTCCCATGGTTCTTTTTCTTTTGCATTAATTCTAACATTAGGTCTTTCCAATTTAATAGTTTTCATGGACATGACACGAGTATTTTTTGGAATTTTTTTCCATATTTCCTCGACTCCAAATAAACCCTGCATTAATCGTAATGTTTTTTGTTTTGGATAAGTTTTATCTGGCCAAGATTTTGTTCTAAGTAAAAATCTCCAGAAATTCTTAAATTTAAAATAGCTAGTTCCTCCCTTGTCGGTAAAAGCTATCCCTCGCATGACATCTTTTAATTCTTTTCCAGGAGTTTTATTAATGTAGTCCGCTAATATCTCTGTTAGTTGTACATCGATTTTAGAGGAAGAGGGCGCTGGTACAATTTTTAGGTTATCAAAAAGTTTGATTAATAATTTTCTCCACGAATGTTTTGGGACAGGCATCATGGGTTTGCCCATTTGATTCATGCAGGCCAATGAAAATTTTTCAGGATCATGTAAGGTTGCATCATCTACTTCAACACT